TTGATTGACTAATAACATATAAGAAATTGCCGTCACTTAAAACCAAAGCAATCGCGCCGTCTGTTAAACTAATTGGCGTCTGTAGGCTTCCAGATACTTTAAATGTAATGTTGTATGATGGCTGGCCGGTGTCATTAACCAACACATATAGCTGCGTTGTGGCCGGTAAGGTAACGGCCAAAGTAGTCGAACGTGTGCCAGATAATGCAACATATGTCTGAATAATTGGGGCATACGACACTAAACTAAACGTGCCACCAATAATAGAGTCTACGTCATACGTCGCCGATGTAAATGTTACGTTGGATGGCACCGACAAACCAACGGTAAAAAAGTTACCCGTTGCTTGCTGGAACATAATAAAACCAGACTCTGCTGGGTTTACATCCAATGTTGCCCCGCCATTAATTAATGACGCGCCTTGTGGCGCAAATGTTAATGTGCCAGTACCGCTGTTTCTAAACGCAATAAACCAGCCGCCAGTTAAACTGGTTGCCGTTGGTAATGTAATGGTATTGTTACCAGAGGTCCAGACAAATGTACTAGCACGGCTGGCGTTGGTAATGGTTGGGGGAGATGATACCTCAATAATATTTTGTGTGGTGTTTAGCTGGCCAGAAAGCGCCACTAAACCAGCGCCAGCTAATGACGCGGCGTCGGCTGACGATGTACCAGCACCAAACGTAACGTTTTGCCAGACACCCGCAGAGGTTGAATTATTAGATAGGTAGAAGTATTTAGATACGCCGGCGGGAATTGAAACCGATCCGGTGCCTCCAAAATTTTGAACAGTGAACGCGACGGCGCCAAAGTTACGGATTAAAATATCCGCGCCGGTGGTGCCTTGGTTTGCCTCTGGCAGGGTAATTATTAAACTGGCAACAGATGGTGTGGCGTCAATAATACGAGCCGCTGGTACTTGCTGTGGGTTTACAACGGCTGGCCAGTAGAGCTGTACATTAGCGCTAAAGCTAAGTGCGTAGTACGATACGTCGGTTGGCTGTACGACTGTTCCGGTAAACGGTGATGTAAATATTGGCATATATTATGGTTCCTGGACCGTAGTATTTCTATCAATACGACGCGAGTTGTCTTCTTTCTTCAACGCAGCTAACGACTCGGTGTAGTATGCTTTCCAAACCGGCAACTTGTCTAAGGCTTTTAGATAGCCCTGGGCCTGTAGTAAGGTACCAAACAACATCGCCTGTGGGCACTCGCGCGTGAACAAATTTGTTTGGTTACTTTCGTCCAACGGTTGAATCAGGCTGTAGTATATAATTTCTACTGGATAGCTTTGGTCTGGCTTTGGCGCAAAGTTCCAGTTGTTGTAGTCATACTCGCCGTAATACTTTGGTTGTCCGTTGCTAGATTGTGACTGATACTGTGCAATGTAATCTTGTGAACGCAATAACATAGGCGCGCCGTTAACCTTCATTGACACCGTCTTACGCCAGCGGGCTGGCTTTGCCAGTACGTCTTCATTGGTGGGTAATGTGGTCTCTACTACAGTTAATTGTAGTAGCGACTTTAACTCGGCGGCAATAGCTGCCTCGGCCAATCCAATTAGGCTGGGGATCTGTGCAACAAACCCGGCGTCGTCACGTTCCATATAACGCTGGACGTCCTCTACCAGGTTGGTGTAGGTCATTACGTATGCGCCGCTCATCGTGTATAGTAGCTATAGTTAGGTTGGAAGTAAATTGGCGACTTGTCGCGCTCTTCTTGTGCCGCGTCGTATTCTAGTTTAGTGGCCTGTGTTTCTAAATACTGAACGCGAGCCAAGTCAATCTGTGGTAACTGCATCGCCAGTTTGTGTGATAGCGTGGCCTGAATTGAACCAATCCAACGGTTGGGCAGGTATAATTCATTTGTTAACGAGCCAACGTCTGGCATCTGTGTCTCAATAATTAACTGGAACACCTGGTAGTTATTGTTTGGTACCGGCCACAGGTACATGCGTGGCTCGATTAGACGGTCGAACCAATACTGCAGTGTGCGCTGGCTGGGGAATTGTTTATTGGGGAGGCTCCAGTAGTCATTACGGTTTAGTCTGGCCATAGGAATAACTTGCTGGCTCTGTGCAAACTGGATGGCACGCAACGAGAAGGTTGCGGTTGTGACCCTGTTCTTTAATCTAAAGAAGTAGAACTGTTGGGTGGCGTTGATGCTAAAGTAGGCCCACTCACGATCTGCTAGTGTGGTGGATGGGAACGACTCCCACACCGTCCAGTTAATGCCGTCGTTGCTAACCTCAAAGTCTAAGGCATAAGTTGCTGTTGTTCCGGGGCAGTACGCATTAAATCCAACATAAAACAAACGTGTCTGGTTGCTGTACGCCGCACCAAAGTAGTTATCTACCAGCGTGCTGGTTGCAAAGAGATCTAGTGTGTCGTTTGCGTTTTGGTCAAACAGGTTAACTACGTTTGTGTTTGATACTGGTAGTAAGCCACTATATGATGGGTTGGTAATATAAACCCAGTTTGCCTCACGCACGTCAATCGTGCTCTCTGGCAACGAAATCCATTGTGCGTTTGTTGGAGCACCAACGACCTTGTTTTCTAAGAGCCACAGGTTAACGCCACGGTTAGATAGGTTCTGTAATATATAATACAGCGCCTGTTTACCTGCGTCAATATACTCGGGGCTTATTTCCTCAGCAGTTTTACCGGCGTCACGATACGCATACGATATCAACTGATCGACATTAATTTTAGTCTGATTAATCGTGTTACTATACGACACGTTTTATTCCTTTTGATCTATTTAATACTCGCGGAATAATTTGTAAATTCCACGGTACATGTAAACCACAAATATCTTTACCTTGTAATGGCTCTACGTGATCAACTTCCTGTTTCCAAGGAAACACGGTTTCCAATTGTTTTGCCATATTGTAAAACTCCCCAATTTCAGCAATTTGATTTTTTGTTAACCAAATTGGAGACGCTTTTAATCTACTTGCTCTGCGTTTTGATGCTCTGGCATTTGATTTATGGCGATTATTTTTTGTGTATGTTCTGTTCCTCTTGCGTTCTTGTTCAATATTTTTTGAATATGTTAAACGACTGCAAGAATTTCTTTTTTCAGACCATTTTTTAAATGCTTCAGGAGATAGCCAGTGTTCTTTTGGTTGACCATGTTTATCTTTAAAAAAAGTTCTAAAAATATACCCGTCTTCTCTGACGTCTCCCATTGTGGGCATTATCTACCCCTGCCGGATGCGCGTTTAGTTACTTTTTGTGGTAGGTTTGGCTTTGCTTTGCCGGCCTTGATAAACTCTTTGCCAACCTTCTTAGGGATGCCAAGGGTTGACTTACCAGCCGCGGCGGCGTACATCGCCTTCTGTTGTTGTTTAGACTCTATTGGCATATTAGCAAGCCTTTCCGCCGTTTCTCATTGGCGCGACAGGAGTCTTTGATTTGCTCTTAAACTTCTCCATAACGCCCTGCTTTAGTTTACGCAAAGGACCAGCGACCATCTCACGGGTCTCGGTGTTAGAAGCCATTGCTTCCTCGTCAACTACTTGTTGTGGTAGTTTGCCAGCCGGCATGCGGGCACTTTCTTCATCAGTTACCAACTTGCCGGCGTTATACTTTTTTACAGACTTGCCCTTTTTCATTCCCATGGCTGGCGCAATTGCGCTTAGGTCACCGCCTGGTGCTGCTGGCTCGGCGATGTTTGACATTGCTGGCTTAATAGCTGCCTTAGATGGAGCCGCTGCCTTTTTGGTTTTGGTCAGCTTGATCTTCTGGATGTCTTTAATATCTGCGGCGTCCTTCTTCATTTTAATAGAACCGCCCGCTTGGTAGCGACCAACGCAGCCGCTATCTTTCTTCATGCGGCCGCCCTTATTTAATTTTTTAAGGTCTGTCTTCTCGCCCTCGTGCGACTGCTTGTCGTGCATGGCAAACGCCTTTTTGACAATCTTCTTGTCTTGGGCAATATCCTTGCTGACCTCTGCTTTTTCAGAATGGCGTGATTTATATTTTACAGAGCCGCCTTCTTTAAAGCACTGCATCTTGGGGGATGATTTAAAGCCTTCCATGTTGATTCCTTCAGGTTATTGGTTCTATATCTACTAATGCAAAATTAGGGGTGTTTACGCCCCGGCTAAAAACAGTTGACGCTCGATCTGACGGCGTTTTTTAAGGACTGGCGGGTTGGTCCAATTCATGAACGAATCGGCC